TTTAATGTGTTAGGTCAATTAAAAAGTATAGAAAGAGTTAAAAAATCAGGAGAAATGATTTACAACAAGAAAGAGCAATTAACAAGTGACCTCGGAGCAAAAGAAAAGTAAAAAATTATTTTTTTTAGTGGCAATGCCAAGATCAGGTAATACTCTCTTTGCATCTGTTATGAATCAGAATCCTGAGATAGCAGCAACACCTAATTCTATTACATTAGAAATAATGAAAGATTTGTTTTTATTAAAAAATACAGATTTGTTTAAAAATTATCCAGATCATAAATCTTTAGATAATGTATTAGATGTGGTTTACGATAATTATTACAAAGACTGGCCACAAAGAATAATTATTGATCGTGGTCCTGTAATGACAACAGGTAATTTAGCATTAATACAAAAACATTTTAAAAGACCTTTTAAATGTATTGTATTACTTAGAGACTTGATGGATGTATTAGCCAGCTATATGAAATGGTATACAGAAAATTCTGACGCGTTTCCTAATAGATACAACTGTAAAAACGATGAAGAAAAGCTAGGAATGATCATGAATAACAAAGGCGCTGTCGCTAAAGATTTAGAGGCAATAAAAAATTCATATAACCACCCAAATCTTTGTCATTATGTAAAGTACGATGATTTGGTTACAGAACCTGAACAGGAGTTTAGGAAGATATATAAATTTTTAAATGAACCTTATTTTAAACACAAATTTGATAATTTAGACCAAGTAAAAGTTAATGGTTTATCTTACGATGATAAAGTAGTTGGTAGCAATATGCATAAACTATTTGATGGACCGATAAGAAAAGTATATAACCCTTATATAGAAAAAATCCCAGAAAGGATTAAAGAAAAATATGAACACATCAAATTTTAAATATGTATTTTTAGGACAATCAGTTTTAAAATATCAAGTGCCTTTAGAAATATTTCATCTAATTAATGGAATATATGAAAATAAATATTCTGAATTAGAACCTGCAAATAAACAACTTGTTGGTAAAATAGAAAAAGAACATAGTTTATTTTATAGTGGTGAAGATACTGATAAAATGACTAAACATAATTATCTACCTAAAAATATATTAGTATGGTTTTTTGAAAAATTTAAACATTATTTAGATTGGAATAAAATAGAAGGTTATAATATGCGTTTTAATTCTGTATGGGTTAATCAAATGTACGAACATGAATACAACCCTGTGCACGTCCATCAAGGATCATTGTATACAGGGTTGTCTAGTGTTATGATTTTAAAACTACCAAAAAGTTTTGGTGTAGAATATTCTGCATCAGAAATACCACAAAACGGTAGACTACAAATATTAGGATATTCTAGTGGTCAATTTGCAAAAATTGATTATCAACCAGATATTAAAGAAGGAGATTTTTTTATTTTTCCTTATGACATGAGACACTGTGTATATCCATTTAATGGTCCTGGTTGGAGAAGAACTCTTGCAGCAAACATGGATGTTTTATATGACCCAATTAAAAATAGAGGAGTAAGCTAATGTACGAAAATAAAATTATAACAGAACCAAAATGGAAGAGTTGGATAATACAAACAACAACGCCTTTATTTACACCAGATCAATGTAGACAAATTATAGAATGTGGTAGAAGTCAACCACCACAAAAAGCACAAGTCGGTATGGGTAAACCTGGTGGTGGCACAGATACAAGTAAAAGAGTTACAACTATATCTTGGATACCATTTAAAGAAATGAGTCATATGTATGAAGACCTTTATAAATTTATACAAAAAGCAAATGAAAATCATTTTGGTTTTGGAGATATACAGGTAACAGAAAACGCACAATTTACAGAATACCCAGAAGGAGGTTTTTATGATTGGCATATGGATTGTGATGTAAACATGCAACATGAACCACCTGTTAGAAAAATATCAATGACTCTTTTATTAAATGATCCATCAGAGTTTGAAGGTGGTCATTTAGAACTTATGGCACCAGGTAGGTTTGCAGAATTAAAACAAGGGCATGCAATAGTTTTTGCATCTTTTATAAATCATAGAGTACAACCGGTAACTAGAGGTATGAGACAATCTTTAGTTGTTTGGTTTGGAGGTAAACCACTTAAATGATTAAAGAGCAATTTTTTCCAACTACTATATATGGTAAAGACATAAAATTAGATAATCAATTATTCGCTAATGAAATAATTGAATGGTCTAAACGAGATCCGGGTGTTCAAAAAACAAATCGTAATGGTTGGCATTCTGAAACTAATATGCATAAAATACCTGTGTTTCAACCTTTGGTAAATGAATTGTTTGTAATGATGAAAGAGATATGGCAAGAAGAATGGCTAGATAGAGAACCTGTGTTAGGTAATATGTGGGCCAATATAAACCCACCAGGTGGATACAATGCTCCTCACATACATCCTAATAGTTTGTTTAGTGGAGTATATTATATAAAAGCACCAGAAAATTCTGGTGATCTAGTTTGTAATGATCCTAGACCAGGTGTGCAATTAAATATGCCTACTAGAAAAAAAGAACAACCGCCTAAACATTTATGGAGAGAAGTACGTTTAAAACCATTAGAAGGTAGAATTATAATGTTTCCTTTTTATCTTTGGCATTGTGTTGAACCTAATTTATCAAATGATATAAGAATATCAGTAAGTTTTAATTTTATACAAAATGGCTTTCAATAAATTTCAAGTAATTAAAGGGGCGGTATCATACGAATTGGCTAATTTCGTATTTAATTATTTTTTACTTAAACGTCAGGCTGTTGGTTGGATGTATCAAAACAATATTACATACGACAATGGTATGTTAGGCACTTGGACAGATCAACAGATACCTAACACATATTCACATTATGCAGATTTTGCCATGGAAACTTTACTTGTTAAAATGTTACCAGTTATGGCTAAAGAAACAGGACTTAATTTGGTACCCACATATTCGTACGCTAGAATATATAAAAAAGGTGATGAATTAAAAAGACACAAAGATAGACCCTCATGTGAGATATCTACTACATTAAACCTAGGCGGAGATCCCTGGCCCATATTTATCGACGGTACGGGGGCTGACAGCGTCATAGACGAGTATAAAAACATACATAAGCCCAACGCACCCAAAGGCACCAAAGTCTTGCTTGAAGTAGGAGATATGCTAGTATATAGTGGATGTGAATTAGAGCATTGGAGAGAACCGTTTGAAGGTAATGTTTGTGGTCAAGTATTCCTTCATTATAACCATGTAAATGGTCCTTTTGCTGAAGAGAATAGGTTCGACAAAAGGCCAATGTTAGGTGTTCCACCAATAAGGAACATGTAATATAATGAGGTTATATGCTACAAAAAATAGGTTTTCAGCCAGGTATAAATAAACAACTTTCGGCTACAGGAGCAGAAGGACAGTGGATAGACTGTGATAATGTTAGATTTAGATATGGTATTCCAGAAAAAATAGGTGGTTGGAAACAACTAGGAGATGATGCACTTACAGGTGCAGGCAGAGGTCTTCATCATTTTGTAAATAGTAAAGCTAGAAAATATGCAATTATTGGAACAAACAGAATTTTATATGCATACTCAGGTGGTGTGTTTTATGACATACACCCTATCAAAGCTACAACAACGCTTACAAGTGCATTTACCACGACCAACGGATCACCGACTGTTACGATAACTTTCTCTAGCCCTCACAATATTGGAGAACAAGATATAATATTATTAGATAATTTTTCTACAATAACTAATTCTAATTTTGCAGCAGCAGATTTTAATGATAAAAAATTTATGGTAACCACTGTACCAACAAGCTCAACTATTACAATTACAATGCCATCAAATGAGTCTGGGTCTGGTGCAACAACATCGGGTGGTATTAGAGTACAACACTACTATCCTGTTGGACCAGCAGTGCAGGCAAAAGGTTTTGGTTGGTCTCTTGGATCATGGGGTGGTGAAGTAGCAGGAGAACCTACAACAACATTAACAAATGGTATTACTGATTCTGTAACAACAGGGATTATATTAGGAGATGTATCACAGTTTCCTAGTTCAGGAACAAATTTTATAAAAATAGGTACTGAGGAAATATCTTATACAGGTATATCTGGTAACGAACTTACAGGTGTAACCAGAGAAGTACGAGGTACAACAAAAGCTGCACATAGTGGTGGAGCAACTGTAACAAGCACAACAAACTTTGTGGCATGGGGTGAGGCAGCATCTGGAGACTTAGTATTAGAACCAGGTATGTGGTCACTAGATAATTTTGGTGATAAAGCAATTTGTTTAATTCACGATAGTGCTGTATTTGAGTGGGACTCTGCTGCAACAAATGCAGAAACAACTAGAGCTGCAATTATTACTGGTGCACCAACAGCATCAAGACACATGGTTGTATCTACACCGGATCGTCACTTAGTATTTTATGGAACAGAAACAACTATTGGAGATACATCAACACAAGATGATATGTTTATTAGATTCTCCGACCAAGAGGATATAAATACATACACACCAACAGCAACTAACACAGCTGGTACACAAAGACTGGCTGATGGATCACAGATTAGAGGAGCTATTAGAGGTAGAGATGCAATCTATGTTTGGACTGATACTGCGTTATTTACACAACGTTTTGTAGGTCAACCATTTACGTTTGCGTTTGCACAGGTTGGAACTAACTGTGGACTAGCAGGACAGAATGCATGTGTAGAGGTTGATGGTGCTGCATAC